GAATTCGTTGTGATCCGGCTTTACTATTTCGGTGAGGACATCAACGGCAATCCGCGAGAGGGCGGAACGGCGACGTGGGAAGAGATCGCAGAAGAGCTTTCCGACGCGGGCATTCTCAAAGAGATAAAGACGGCGCGCCGCTGGCGGAACAAGATCGTCAATGATATGGCGGTATGCGTATTCGGTATTCCGGCGGCGGTATCAGCGGCGACATACCGGAAAGCCGTTGACAAATGACCAAAACGCGACCAAACAATGCACCTTGTCCGCGACGCTTACGCGTGATATAATAATTACGCTGAATTATTGCGAATTGAATAGCGCGGGATAAAGCCTTTTGTGTGAATGCACGGAAGGCTTTTTCTTTTACTCTTTTGCACAGACTTTTCCACAGGAAGGAGGATAACCGCATGAAGCCGTGGGCGGAAAGGTTTTACAATTCGGACGCTTGGCGTTCATGCCGTGACAGCTTCTTGAAGTCGAAGGGCTACTTGTGCGAACGTTGTTCAACGCCGGACGATCCAGTAACCGCGAAGATCGCACATCACAAAACATACTTGACGAAGCAGAA